AATCATTCCATTGTCTGCATATCAGACTAAGATTAATGTACCACCGCCTGGCGAAATCTTTATTTCCAGAGGCTTGCGTATTAACGGATTTGATGATACCTTTAGAACATTTGATTCTAATAGACAAGAGTTTAGTGAAGCAACACCATTCGCTGCAAACAGATTTGACTCAGGTAATCTCACATTCGACCTTAAAGTCCATCAGTTCGATCAGGATGGAACAACATTCGATGCAGACAATATCACATTCGATCCAGTAACATTCGATGAAAGAATTTATGAACGTGATACCTCTGCAACAACATTTGAATCATTCGACTCAACAACGAGAAGATTTGATACTGGTTCACTTGCTGGACTATTCGACTCAGACGCAACAGACATTGAGACACCTTATACATTTGATAATGTTCTAGAACAGTTCGATGAGGCCCAAGGTGGTTTAATCTCATCCTCTGTAACTTATGATGAAGGAACGTGATAATAATTAACTTAATGAAAACCCCCAACACCTTTGACCTAAATGTATAAATAAAGGTGTATTATTACTTTAATAGGAGAAACCAGAAATGGCATATCAAGCAATCGGGCGTGGTACTTCTGCAAATGACGGAACAGGTGATGACCTCCGCACTGGTGCAGGCAAAGTCAACGCCAACTTCGTAGAAATCTATACCAAGTTCGGTGATGGATCTGCTCTTAACTCAGACTCTTTCGTAACTCTTACTGGTACAGAAACTTTAACAAACAAAACCCTTACAGACCCAACTGTTGATGGTACTACAGGAATTCAGTCAGGATCTTCTGATAACCTTAAAATTTCTGCTGGCAACCAAATTGTTGAGGTTCGTGGTGGTGGTTCAAACCCTGGCTCAATCACACTGAACTGTGAAGCGAACACACATGGACAAAAGATTATTGCACAAGCACATGCTGCTGGTGTAACTAACGTCCTTACACTTCCAGACGGTGCTGACTCAACTCTTGTCTCTGAGGTTGCAACACAAACACTTACAAATAAGTCGATTGATGGTGCATCAAACACTCTAACAAATATTGGTAACGCTGCACTTTCAAATAGTGATGTGACTATCGGTGCAACTTCAATTTCTTTGGGTGCAACGCAGACAACAATTACAGGGTTGACTTCTATCACATCTACAACGATTACAGATGGAACTGCAACAATTACTGGTGGTGATATTACTGGTGTTGGTACTCTGACTGCAACAACTGTTACAGGTTACTATAAACTTGCAGATTGGAAAACATTGATTGCTGGTGCAGCAACATATGCTGACTTCCAAGCAGCAGTTGCATTACTTTAATATAAAATAAGGAAAGTATCCAATGGCTATAGATAAACTAAAATCCAGCGCATTAAATTTGCAAGATGATGTTGCTATGGATACTGATACGTTGTTTGTCGATGCCTCTACCGATAGGGTGGGCATCGGCACAACTACACCATCTGTTGAACTTGATCTACAATCTACAACTTCTGGAACAAAAATGAATGTTCAAACAAGTTCTAATGGATTTAATGTTGATTTGCAAGATGCAACTGCTTTGTCTAGAATTAGACATACAGATACTAAACTCATCATTGGAGCAGATCACAATGCTTTAGGAACAGGGGATCAAGTAGTACAATTTAATATTGGCAATTCCCCCAAGGCAAGTATTACTCAATATGGTGGTATTGCTTTTGGTAGTAGTTCGGCAGAAGCAGATACTCTTGACGATTATGAAGAAGGCATATTTCAGTTAAAACTTAGTATCGGTGGAACGGATAGTGGCGCTCTAACTGCTTCATATGTAAAAGTTGGACGATTGGTTCATATATCAATTCCACATGACAATAGCACCAACAATCCATATTACAACGATAATACATCTGGCGGCAGTGCTGCATCAGTTGGTACTGATGTTGATATGACTACAACAACAGGGTTTGGACAACTTCCATTTACACCTCATTCAACAGGCAATGGACTTGCATCTTGGCATAGAGGACTTAGAACCAGAGATACAGATGAACTTACTAATGATATATATGCTTATGGATGGGTAAAAGGTTCTACTCAGTTATATATTGGTAGAACAACCAGAGATGGAAACGAATATAGCATCTTTGATGGAGTAAATTCTGGTGATACTAATAACACATTAGAAAAAGATAGTGCCGTTTCAAACGTAGTTCTGGCTGCATCATTTACATATTACACTGAGGATTAAACTAAAATGGCAATTACTAAAAGAACAGAAGAAGATAAAATAGAAGTCGTAGGCCAGTTCAAGCATATTCAAGTGAGAACAGCTACGATTATTGAAGAAGATGGAACAGAGATTTCTCGTTCATTTTCTAGAAAAAGTATTGTTCCAGGCTCTGATGTTTCTGGTGAGAGTGCAGAAGTTCAGGCAATTGCAGCTGCGGTTCATACAAGTGCGGTTGTAGATGCATACACAGCACACCTAGCAGAACAGGCGCTTGATGCAGAATAAATAATATTGAGAAATTAGGAAAAAACAATGGCAGCAATTATTACTGAAAAATTCAGACAACATAATGCAGAACAGTTTTTGGAATCTTTTTCAGAAGCAGCTGCATCAAACTATTATCTATTCATTGGTAAGGCATCACCTTTCACCACTACTACAAGTGGTGGAACGGATACAACTCCCCCAGCGCCTCAAGACACTGTTACTGTAGAAAACTACAAGTGGGACTCCATGCTTGCTGCCAAAAGAATTGGTTCTACTGATGTTTCTTATGTAATCCCTCGTAGGAATTATGTAAACGGAACAGTCTATGACATGTACGAACATGATATCACAACAACTAACACTGCATCTTCTGGTGCGATTAATCTTTATGACTCCAAGTTCTACTTTATGACTGAAGAGTATAAGGTATACAAAGTGTTAGATAACAACAATGGTGCGGCAATTGCTGCTGGTGCTTCTGGCCCAACATCAACATCTTCAACACCATTCTTTGAAGGTGGTTATTATCTTCAGTACATGTACACACTCACAACTTCAGAAGTTCAGAAGTTTGTGACAACAGATTTTATGCCAGTGAAAACAGACTCAACCGTTTCTGCTGATACGGTTACTGCATCTGGTGATACTGCACCTTACCATGGCGCTCCTATTAAAGTAGTGAGAATTACATCTGGTACAGGGTATTCGGATACAAATGGTACTGATGGTGCTGGTGGCCCAGGCGGCATTTACTACTCCCCAATTCGTGGAGATGGTACTGGTGGTAAAGTTAAGATTGTTGTGTCTGGTGGAGAAATTCAACCATTCGGTTCAAACGCTGTTACATCAACACAAATCGAAGCTGCTGGTGAAGGTTACACATACGGTATTGTAGACCTTACAGATGTTTATTCTGATGCTACATTGTCCTCTTCAGTTTCAATCGGTTCTGGTACAAGTGGTGCAGTTGTTCCAATTATTTCGCCAAAGGTTGGACATGGGTTCAATGCTGTAGAAGAACTTGGTGGACATTTCGTAATGATGAACACCAAACTAGAACAGACTGAGACTGATGACTTTGCAATTGGTAACGACTTCAGAGAGGTTGGTATCATTGTAGACCCAACAGATGCTGGTACAACAACTCCATCAACATCGACACAAGCAAGAATGACTTATGCAGTTAAGTTTGCATCTTCTACTGGTACATTTGAACCAGATGAAAAGATTACACAAGCTGGTACTAACGCAACTGGTAGGGTTGTGGAGTTTGATGCTGCAAATAACATTCTTTACTATCAACAGGAACAATGGTTGAACTATGGTATTGATTCAAACAGTGCATCTTCAACGTATCAACAATACGTTGCATTCACTGGAACAAATACAATTTCAGGTGGCACATCTGGTGCAACAGGTACACCAACAACTACTGCTCCAACAGAAACACTAAGTAATGGTGGATCTATTACCTTTAGTGCTGGTGGCGGCGGTTTTGCCCTTCCAGAACTAGAACCAGATAGTGGTAAACTAATTTATGTAGAAAATCGCCGACCAATTTCTCGTGCTTCTGACCAAACAGAAGATATTAAAATTGTCGTAGAATTCTAATCATAGCAGGAATGTGAAATAAATGGCTACTAACTTTAATGTAAACCCATACTTTGATGACTTTGACGCAAACAAGAATTTTCATCGTGTCATGTTTCGTCCTGGCTATTCTGTTCAGGCTCGTGAACTTACACAACTACAATCTATCATTCAAAGACAGATTAATAGTTTCGGTGAACATATTTTTGAACAGGGTTCAATGGTTATTCCAGGCGATATCAACTTCGATATGGAATACCATTACATTAAAGTTGACTCAATCTACAATGCACAAGACGTTGAAGATTACAGAACAGACTTTGTAAATAAAATTATCACTGGACAGACAACTGGTGTTAAAGCAAAAGTCATTCATACAACAGCCGCAGAGGGTGACTACTCTCTTACTATCTATTTTAAATATGAAGATAGTGGTACAGACGGCGAGACAAAAACATTCGCTGCAGGCGAAACTATTCTTGCAACAAATGCTGATAACACAGTTGCAAACAACCCATTACTTACAACAAACCAAGTAACAGAGCTTGGCGCAAACGTACAAGATACTAACTTCCCTGTTGGTACTGGTTCTGCTGTACTTGTACATAAAGGTGTGTACTTTATTAATGGGTACTTTGTCGAAAACTCAGAACAAATTATTCTTCTTGAAAGATACAGAACCAATCCTTCTTATAGAATTGGTTGGACAATCACTGAAAGCTTTGTCACACCAGAAGAGGATAGTTCTCTTTTAGATAATGCTGCTGGAACATCAAACGTAAATGCTCCTGGCGCACACAGATTTAAAATTTCTCTTACTCTTTCAAAGAAAACTCTTAATGCAACAGATGATACAGACTTCCTTGAATTGGGCCGTGTCAATAATGGTGTTATTGAGAAATTTAAAAAGTATGCAGACTATAACGAACTAGAACACACACTTGCTCGCAGAACATTTGATGAAAGTGGTAGTTATGAGGTTCGTCCATTTATGGTTGAAACTCGTGAACACTTGAACAATGGAACAAACCGTGGTGTCTATGATGCTGCTTCGGGTGGTGATGATGGACAGGTTGTTTTTGCAATCGAGCCTGGCAAAGCATATGTTGAAGGTTATGAACTTGAAACAATGACTACACAGTTTGTTCGTTCTTCTAAACCAAGAACCTTCGGTCGTGTTAGCGATAAACCAATTCAAACTCCAGTTGGAAATTATGTTCTTGTTGAGAATGTAACTGGTGTTCCACAGATTGATGAATTTGAATCTCTTACTCTATATGAAGATTTAAATCAGTCTGGTGTAATTGGTTCTGCTAGAGTTCGTTCTTTTATTCTACATGATGGTGACTATACAGGTACACTATCTGAGACAAAATTTAAGTTGGGCATGTTTGACATTAACATGAACGATGGATATGACTTTGAAAGAGATGTGAAGTCAGTTCAAAACACAGGTGCTACATTTACTGCAAACGTAAGTCCTACACTTGTATCTGTAACTGGTACAGGTTCTTCTAGTGGTACGTCCATCACTGGTGTTGGTACAGTATTCTTGCAAGAGATTGAAGCTGGTGATGTTATCTATCTGAACGATACATTCATTGGTTCTGTTGCCAGTGTTGGTGGACAGCAATCTATTACACTTGACGCAACTGCCGCAGCTACTGTTACTGGTGGTACAATCAAAAGATTTAAAGCAGAACTTGTTCGCCCAGACCAAAAACTTCTAGTTTTCCCAACAAACTTTTTCAGAGTTAGAAAAATTCGTGGTGACTCAACTGCAAACCCAGACAATGAAAAATCCACCGCATATACAGTAAGAAGAAAGTTTGCTGCGAAAGCAATTGCTTCTGGTACTGTTCAGTTTACTGTTGCTGGTGCAGAGGAAACATTCCAACCAACAGCAAACCTTCAAAACTATACTCTAGTTATTGATACTCCAACTGGTGGTTCTGGCCGTAGTGCTGGTGATATTCTTGATATCTCAGGTTCTAACATGTCGCTTAGTGGTTCAGACAGAACGATTACATTGTCTGGTTTGGGAACTCTTTCTACAAATCCAACAACAGATGGCGACACTGTTACATTGATTGCTTCTGTTCGTGTGTCTGCAAATGACGCTACAGAAAAAACCAAAACACTTCAGACAGCTGCAACGACAGATATTACTGGACAGACTGCTGTTCAAGCAACGTCCATTTCTTTGGGCAAGGCAGATGGTTATAGACTTACATCTGTATCTATGGCAACAAGTGGTTATGGTGCATATTCTTCTACAGGTGCTATTGATATCACTAGTAGATATGATTTTGATAACGGACAAAAAGATGCATTCTATGATGTTGCAAGAATTAAACTGAAGCCAGGACAACCAGCTCCTACTGGTGCATTGCGTATTACCTTTGATTACTTTACACACAGTGCTGGTGATTATTTCTCAGTTGACTCCTATGACGGTGTTGTTGATTATGTTGATATTCCAACTTACACTTCATCACAAGGTGATGGTAGTTTCTTTGAATTAAGAGACTGTATTGATTTCCGTCCTCGTATTGATGACACTGGAACAAACTTTACAAATGCTACTGCATCTATTTCAGAACTTCCAGCGATTGGCACAAACATGGAAGCTGACTTCTCATACTATCTTGCGAGAATGGATATTCTCTTTATGGATAGACTTGGAGAGTTTGATGTTATTCAAGGTGTTCCAGCATTAGATCCACAGAAACCACAACAACCAGACAGTGGCATGACACTGTTTGAGATTGTATATGAACCGTATGTTGTATCTCTAAACGAAATTCAAGTTACAAAACTTGACAATCGCAGATACACAATGCGTGACATTGGTAAACTGGATAGAAGAATTTCAAATCTAGAATACTATACATCTCTTAACCTTTTGGAAAAAGAGACTGCTGCATTGGTGGTAAAAGATTCTGCTGGATTTGACAGACTTAAAAACGGATTTATTGTAGACAACTTCACTGGACACATTATTGGTGATATTCAAAATCCAGATTATAATGTTGCTATTGATATGCAAGAGCGTGAGGCTCGTCCTAAGTCATTTACAGATAACGTGGGAATGATTGAGGCAGTTGATAACGATTCAAGTAGAAGTGCTGCAAATTATGTGATGCATGTGGATGGTATTATTACAATGCCATATACTGAAGTGGAACACATCAAAAACCCATATGCATCAGATAGTTTTGATACTAACCCATATAAGGTTGCACCATTTAGTGGTGAGATTATTCTTACTCCATACTCTGACGATTGGAACGATGTTACTCGCCGTCCAGATGTTGTTGTGAATGATGACAATAACTTTGACGTTATTCGTGAACTTGCACAAGAGGCTGGTGTCACTGGTACAGTTTGGAACAACTGGCAAGATAACTGGTATGGACGTAGAGTTCCAACTAGAACAGAAGTTCTGTCTCGCAGAAACAATACTTCGTCAAGTAGAGTTAGTGGTGGTACACAGTTTACAACTACACAAACGACCAGAAGTAGACAGGTATATTCTCAACAGGTAGGACAGGTTCGTTCTGGTATTAGAACAACACTTCAGTCTACAGTAGAATCAAATAATCTTGGAGATAGAATTACAAACATCTCTATGATTCCTTTCATGCGTTCTCGTCCAATTTCTGTTACTGTAGGAAACTTGAAACCAAATACAAAGTTACATGCTTTCTTTGACAATGAGAAAGTAAACGACTATGTTCGCCCTGCTGATGTTTTCAATGTCTCTGGTACAAACATTAGATTGAACCCAAGACAATTGCAAGCGCCAGGCTCTAGAGGTGCAGACGATGATGCTCGTGCATGGGATGGTGAAGATGATGCCGCACAAGCATTTAACTTCGGCGACATTATTCGTAACCAAACACATACTGCAACAAACGTAACTGGTGTTGTTAAGAATAGTAATACAGTAGCAACAATCACAGTTGTTTCGACAACAGGTATTTCTCCTGGCCACCATGTTCAGTTTAGTGGTATCGGTGGTTCAACAAGACTTAACTATAGAAATTCTAGAAAGAACAATTATCTTGTTACCGCTGTCAATAGTTCAACTAACACAATTACAATTGAAGAGTTGGATGGTGGAAACTTAGGAACCATTTCGACATATACATCTGGTGGTTCTTGTCAGAGATTGCAGGCGACTGCCCATATTAATATGGAAGGCCCAGGCACAACTTCTAGAAGAGATATCTTTGCAACAAACGTACTAAATGGTTTTGCAGTTGGTGATATTTGTACTGGTACAATTAGTCGTAGATCAAACTTCGGTGGTGGTGTAAACCAAGTTACCATCAATTCTATCAACGACAGTTCTTCAACTACAACCAATCCACCAATGAAATCAAACGCCTCTGATTTGGTAACAAACTCTAATGGACAGTTCATTGGTGTCTACTATATTCCAAACACAGATTCACTTCGTTTCAGAACTGGTGAACGTGTATTCAGACTTATTGATAACGTAAACAATAGTCAAGAAATAGGTGCCTTTACATCTAAGGCAGAAAGAATTTATCGTGCAACTGGTATTGCAGAGGAAAGAGAACAGACAATCCTTAATGTTAGAAAGGCAGAGTTTGTTCGTGACCGTAGACAGCAGACACGAGAAGTTACAAGAACGGTTAGAGGTGCAGTAAATACATCAACAAGAACTATTGGTTCACGATTTGTTGCTGATCCCCCACCGCCTCCGCCTCCGCCTCCGCCTCCCCCAAGAGGTGATGGTGGCGATGGTGGCAATGGCGGCGCTGGCCACGATCCATTAGGACAAACATTCATTAACCAAGGACAAGAAGGTGCCTTTGTTACTAAGATTGATTTGTTCTTCCAAACTGCTGGTACTCGCCCTGTTTATGTTCAATTGACAGATGCAATTGATGGACACCCATCAAACAAAGTTCTTGCTCAGAAAATTCTTCAACCAGAAGAAATCAATGTTTCTGAGGATGCGACTGCTGCAACAACATTTGAATTCGACTCTCCAATTTATCTAAAGGATGATGCTGAATATGCCTTCGTCATTAAGGTTGACGAACCTGGCTGTAGAGTATTCTTCTCAGAAGTTGGAGCAACAAACCTTGCTGATGGAAGAACCATTTCTTCTAACCCATTGACAGGTACATTGTTCCTATCACAGAACGGTTCGGTTTGGACTCCACACCAATACCGTGATGTGAAGTTTACTTTGTATCGTGCCCAGTTTGACACTGGAGTGATTGGTACACCAACATTCATTAACTCTCGTGTACCTCGTCAGGCTCTTAGAACTGATCCATTTGAGGTAAACACAGACTCAGGATTGATTCGTGTTCTTCACGAAAATCATGGATTACAGAATGGTGATGAAGTAAATATTAGAGGTGTAGTTGATGGATACTATGGTGCAAACAGTGCTACAATTGGTATCGACTCAGACTTCTTTAACGGAACACATACTGTAAGTAATGTTGATTTTGATAGTTACACTATTCCTGTAACTGCTGGTGATGTTGTTGGTGGTACACTTGCAAGTCTTACACACGACTTTGTTGGCGGTGCTGGTATTACTGCAACCAGAAACATTGCTGGTGATGTAATTCAACTTGCAGTCTCACAAGTCAAATTGCCTGGCACAGATATTACCTATCGTTGGACAGGTATGGATACTGGTTATTCTAAGAATGCAACAACAAACATTTCAGAGAATTCAAACTACTATCCAGACGAAAGAGAAATTGTTGCAAGTGAACAAAACCAAAATTCAAACTTGAATGGTGGTAGAAGAAACAATGCGATTTCTGGTACATCTGCAAATGTTGTATGTAACATGACAACTACCAGTGAATGGCTATCACCAGTACTTGACTCAGAACGAGTATCTTTGTGTATGACTTCTAACAAGATTTCAAACTACACAAGATCAACCTTTAATATTGCATCTATTGATGATAGAGAAGTTTCAAATGCTGCTGGTTCGATTGTATTCAGTGCATCAAACTCAAATATGACAACAGCTGTTTCTGGTGTACAAGATGAGTTCTTAACACTTGATATCGGTAAAGAAATTACAATCTCTGGCACATCAAGCAATAACAGTACGTTCACAATTACGTCTGTTGCATCTGATGGTTCATCTGTGGGACTGACACCAGCTCCATCAAATGAAACTACAAGTGCTGCTGTGATTACTCAACATGAAAGATATTTGGGTGGTACTGCACCAACTGGTACATCAAATGCATCAAACTATGTGACAAGAAGATTTACAGTTGACAACCCAGCAACTGCATTGAAGATATTGTTTGAGGCAAACCGTCCAGATCCAGCTACAATTGAGGTTTACTATAAGATTGTTGAAGAAGGGGATACAAGAGAATTTGATAGTATTCCATATGTTCTTGCAACATCTGATAGAGTTGATAATCCAGACGAAAACCCAACAAGCTTTGCAGAAAGAGAATATACAATCAGTGGATTGAATAGTTTCTCGACTGCTGCTATTAAACTGGAATTTAAATCAACATCGACTGTTGAAGTTCCAAGGGTTAAGAACCTCAGAATTATTGCGTTGGCGTTGTAAGATGGATAGACTTAAAGTAGAAGGATACACAGGACTAGCAAGAGATGTGAATAGTAAGGCTATTATTAACACATCTCGTTCTGAGTATGACACTTACATGGAGTCGATGAAACAAAGAAAGAAAGAACGAGATCAACTAAGAGATACGGTAAGAGAGATAAATAGTCTAAAGTGTGAAATGCACGAAATCAAATCTCTATTGATGCAGTTAATGGATAAGAAATAATGGCAGATCGTAACGTCCCAGCTAGTACCACCTTTGAGGAGTGGAGAGTAGAGTTTAACAATCTCGGCGCAGATGTCGGTGATGTTGCAACTCTTCCTACCACTATCAACGGTAATGCTGTATCTGATATTGCAGAATCAATCAACGAAATTAATTCTGCTCTAAGTAGCGTCTTGTTCCCAAGTGTTATTGACTTCAATGACTCTACAGGGGTGAACAACTTCAGAGTTAAATTCGGCGATGATGATGATTTGCAAATATTCCATGATGCAACAAACTCATTCATTCAGCAACAAGGCACTGGCGACTTAATCATTAACACCATCACTGACTTGGATGTTCTACAAATAGATGGAACAGATGCTGGTGGTGCAAACGCAGGCGATCAGATTCTTTTGGAAGATGGTTACATTATTCTTTTAGAATCTCATGTGGAAGGTGACGATAATAATGTTCACCTTGCATTTAACAATTCAAACAAACTATCTGTTTTCTCTGGTGGTGTAAACATAACTGGAGATGCAACAGTAAGTGAAGAAATGACTGTCACACAAGATTTGAGACTTGGTTCTGGTATCGTAGATTCTACAGGGACAATGACAGGAAAACTAACTTTCCCAGCTGCTGGTGGGAATATTGCAACAGAAGGGTTTGGTATTGCTCTTGCGGTTGCGCTTGGGTAATGATTATAAATAAGATAAAAGGAAAAGAATAGAATGGCAAATAATTTTAAAAACGCATTTGCGAATAGTGTTAGCACTGATCCTGCTGCACCTACAGATGTGTACACTTCTAATAATGGTTCTGCCGTCAATTCAATTCTTATCGAACTTGATGTTGCAAACACAGGAACATCTGCTGTAACTGTCACCATTCTTATCTATGATAGTAGTTCAACAAACACTTATCATATTGTAAAGAATGCACCAGTTCCAGTTGGATCAGCTCTGAAGGTTGTATCAGGTCAGAAGATTGTTTTGAATGGTGATGACAAGGTGCAAGTGTATGCTTCTGCCGCAACGGTAGATGTGGTTGCATCAATTCTACAAGATGTTACATAAGGGGTAAAAAATGTCTGAGAATTATATTGGTGTACCGTTTATAAATCAAGTATCCCCAGCATTTCAGAAAGAGGATTTCCTTGGTTCTGACTTGAGTACTATTACAGTAGGTTCTACTTCATACACACTTGCGTATGAATTGTCCATTGATGTGCCTGGCGCAAATGGAGAAAACCTTACAGTTGTTTTGGACAACGTAATCCAAGAACCAGAAGTTGCTTATACGATACACGAAAATTCTTCTTCTCAACCCAGAATTCTAAAATTCCAAGATACCTCAATTGCTGCATCTGCTTCTATCTATGTGATGCACAAAGGTATCGGTACATTCCAGATGAAACCACCAGCTGGTTCAGTTGGTGCAGATGAACTTGCTGCAAACCTTACATCGTTTACTACAGATGTATTCACTGGTGACGGTTCAACAGTTGCGTTCAGTCTAGGTGAGACACCGACTGCAACAAACTCTGTGATGGTTTTTGTTGATGGTATTCTTCAGAAGGCTACAACAAACTATGCAATCTCTGGAAACACATTAACCTTCACCTCAGCACCAGATGCGAGTGCAGAGATTGAA